AAAGCAGAAATGCTGTAAACGGCGGGGGCAAACGTGGAAAAGAGTTATTTTAAAAAATGGGCAGGTCAAGAGTTGTTGCCTAGTTTATTCTAATAGGAGGTAAATTATGAAACGGCGAATTGATTGTGACGTTGGTGTTGTTGGAAACATGAATTTAAATAAAATTTAACCACCGGCGCTAATGCCAATTTTTTAAGAAGTAACACAATCCCCTCTCTTTCGGGGGAGGGGATTTTCCAAGCAATAATAGAGAGTGCTGAAATAAGAGCCGGATAATTACCGGATGAACTGCAAAGATGTCATACCGGGGGAGTTGCAGAGAGATTGCCAATAAAGCCCGGACAATAAGAGTGCTGAAAAATAAATTTAGGAGGTGTTATGGAATCAGGACAAGCAGTAAAGAAAAGTTCGCAGACGGAAACACAGTTGTCTCGTTTACGGGCGGCAATCGACAGAGCGTTTACTTTAAGGGCGACATTAGAAACAAGCATATCACCCATATTGCGGGTATTGCCGACTAATTGCGATGAAACTGCCAAAGAGGCCGAGATTCTTGTTCCGATGGCGGCGACAATTAAAAAGATGGCTGACGACATGAACGACTATTGCGCCGTATTTGAGCAAACGATTGCACGGATTGAGTTGTAAATCTAAGCGTAGAAGCGTGAGCCAGTGATCACGGAACTACAAGTATTAATAGAAAATACACGGGGAGTGCTGGCTCCCCAAGGGGTGAAGGAATGAAATGTAAATGCGGAAAAGAATTAAATAATGAGACGGCTACGCTCAGGGCGTCTTTTGCATTGCTGGGTGACGACAAAGAGGCAATTGATGTTCAAGTCGAATGTGACAGTTGCCAGATGATTCATTTCAGCTTTGTCGAAACCAAAGATTTACTGCAAACGGAAGATTAGGGAACGAGGTCAAGTAAATGAAAAAGATTTACAAAACATATACCGACCGCAGTCCGCATTCTTTTGACGGTAAAAAGTGGACATACAAAACAACATCTTTTGAGGTTGAAGTAATGTCTGTTGTTGGAATTTGGGCAATGGTTAGGCGCAAGGGTGGGGTGCCATTTACATGTAACATATCACAATTAAAGGAAGCGAAGTAATGGACACAATAGACCGGATTAACGCCACAGCAGAACGGATAGATAACTGGTGCAAACGCTATCCTTACTATGTTTTCGCCGGAGCGATTGGATTCTGTTTAATTGCGGATATTATTTTTAGGGCGATTGTATGAAAACAGCAACCGTCATTTCTGAAATATTCTGCCTGGTCGCAGTTACGGTAATGGTCACGGCAATTATTATGTTCTGCTGTGATTGTCTTATTAACTATTATTATCCAATTTTAATGGTGGGGAAATGAAAACAATAATCAACAAGCTTTTTCCGTTTACCAGCGCAAAAGTAGCGATCATCAACGCTATCTTAAATTGTATGCCGGATAGTACAAAGGAAATAGTTTTAGACCGAGTGATTGAAAGGCAGTTGCCGAAATTTCATTTGGGACACAAACCGTACACGGTAAATAATCGAAAAAGTAGGGTTACTGGGTTACTGATATAATTTAAATCCAAAAAGGAAATAGGGGGAGAAGATGAGCTTTGTAAGTTTCGACAATATGAAAATTACCGACCCGAAACATTGGACGAACGGCGGGACTGCCATAACTAATTTTGATGTTGCGGATAAGGAATTATACGAAAAGGCAATAGCGGAATACGGAGACGAAACGCTGTATATTTCTGATGATATTCTTTGCGCTGACTTTTCGGAAAAGGGAACAATGTTGTGTTTACACCATAACAGTCAAAATCATGACCTAAGTGATTTTTGGAAACTATTCAACATACATCAAAATAACCAACACCCCCCAACCCCTGGAGAGCAAAAGGACGTTACGTAGCAAGTGAGAACGGGTGCGCTCGAAGGGGGCGGGGATAGGAGAGGGAAATGGGAAATAGCAAAACAGAGACAATAAATAATTTCAGAAAAGAATTATTAAAAATAATGCCTGGCTACAAGTGGACAATTCATAAACCAAACGCGGCTCAATGGATTGAGGCTACCGGAACGATGTCCAGTGGATTTGCTAGGGTATCAACTCTTCACGTTTTGAGAAAACAAACATTAACCGACATATCCTATGAAGTAAAAAGTTCTGGTTACGGATTAAGAGCGCCTTGGATTGCTTCACGCGAAGATGGAACGCTATCTAGGGCATTGCGTTCGTTGCAAACCCACTATGAAACAATGAACGGAATTTTCAGAAGTGCCGCAGAAAAAATGCAAGATGGTAGGAATGTATAGCCATGCCCCTATTCAACACCATAGCCGACATTATCAATCCGGTTCAGGCCGAGGAAGAAGCAAAAACGCTTTGCTCTGAATGCGGACGACCGCTAACGCAGAAAATGATTACTGATAATTCACTAAAAAAATTGGCTGAAGTTATCTCTGAATTTAATACAGCATTGTCTAAATTATGGGATAACGACACCGAACCCCAAGACCTAGGCTACATGAACTCATGGGACAAAACGCCGGACAAAATTGATTGGCTTATAAATGATCGCAAGTGCAAGAAGCCTTTCCCTGATTGCTCGGTATGTCCCGGTGACACAAAGGTTTCCTGTAAATATAACGAAAGTAAAAATCACGAAACGGTTAAATACGAGAGGAAATTATGGCGGACGTAGCAAGGGCAACAGAGTTGCAAGGATGGCCGGATTTTTATCCTGATGAGCAAAACGAAGAATCGCAATTCTATTTTTCGAGGCCGAAGAAGTTAAAAGCGGTTGACGATAATATTGATTCGGTAGGCTTAGATACTTACGATAAACCAAGGGGAATAATTTATGAATAAGGAAATTTGGGATAAGGTAAAACGCCCACCGGCAGATGCACTGAAAACAATAACAGGCGGTCGGCTAAACGGGAAGTCTGATATTAATCCACAATGGCGATACGAAATAATGACAGAAATCTTTGGTATGTGCGGCCAAGGATGGAAGTATACCATTGATAAAAAATGGCTTGAACCGACCACAGATGGTCAAGTTGTGGCCTTTGCCGACATAACCCTTTATGTTTTTAACAAGGAAACGTCATTGTGGAGCGAGGGCATACCGGCGAACGGTGGGTCAATGCTAATCGAAAAAGAAAAGGCCGGTTTGCATAGCTCTGACGAAGCCTATAAAATGGCTATTACGGACGCTTTAGGCACGGCAATGAAAATGTTAGGCGTGGCCGCCGATATATACGCCGGTAAATGGGACGGTTCCAAATATATCAATGAAACAAAACAAGAGCCTACAAAACAAGAAGAAACACATCAACCGCAGAAGAAAACTGAAGCAACTGGCACAAAATCTATAATCGGCATTATTGATATTCGTAAAAAAACCGGTGTGAAAGACAAAAAGCCGTGGATAAAGTTTTCTATTGTCGGCTCAGATGGTAGTGAGTACAGCACGTTTAACGAACCAATCGCCAAAGAAGCTAAAGCAGCCAAAGAAGCCGGTTTGCAGGTTGAAATTACTTTTAACACCGGAAAGTTTGGAAATGACATTACAGCACTCACAAAGATTGAACCGGAACGCGAAGCCGGGAGTGATGATAAATGAAGTCCATCAAAGTCACAGCAGTAATTGAAGGTCAACCGTTCTTTGATAAGCCTCTCTCAAAACTTCTTGCGGAGTGCGAGACTGGCAGCATTATTCAATTATTGACGCCTGTTGAATATATCGGTTTGCAACAAATACGTTGGTGGAAAGGTGTATTGCTTCCAGCTCTGGCTAAGGACACGGGCGACTCTATCGGGTACTGGGAAACAAAGTTGAAACTTGCTGTCATGCCGGATGAATTTACACCGTTTTATGTGCCAATGGGAAAACAGGTATTTCCGGTGGTTCCGTCAATTAGCAAATTATCGGTAAAGAAAATGAATATAATGATTGAGGGGTCAGTGGCTTATTGCCGTGATGAATGTGGGTTAGATTGGGTAACATTGCCTGATCCTGAATTACGAAAGTAGTCGCTTAATCGGCATAAATATGGACGTGCCTGACCGGTAACGGTCACGTGAAGCCAGAAAGCCGGAATAGTTTAGGCAATCCGGCCACGTCCAACTGAATAACATAACCTTTAAAGGAGGTATATATGGGAAGAGAAGAAATTGTAACATTGGAAACATTGGAAGGCGGCGCGGTGTTGGAGCGGTTCAATCTGGCTCTGCAAGAGGTATTGGACAATATTAACAATCCTAACACGGAATGGAATGTAGCCAGAGAAATCAAACTGAAATTTACTATCAAGCCGAACGAAAGCCGCGAAGTGTGCACAGTAAAAATCAGTAGCGATAACAAACTGGCTCCCATTTCAGCATTGAACACGCACATGTTCATCGGAAAGCAGGGAGATAAAATGGTGGCCTGTGTTCGTAGTACAAGACAGGCGGATATGTTCACTGAAAAACCGTTGCCGGACAATGTAACACCACTACCAAAAAGGGAGGCGCAATAAACATGATTAAAGCGGCAATTGACAAAATTTTAGAGTTAGCACCGATTGAACAGTTTGAAATAGCGGGGCGTAAATATACCAGTAATACCATTGTTCCGGTATTAGAACCTACGCCCAAAACCTTAACCGTGCATACACTTTCTGGCCTCGTGGATTATCTGACGAAAGGGATTGATGATCTAAAAGACGCAAAATTGACGTTACACGTTGCCAGTCCTGTGGAAGTTAATTTGTACGGCTTTATCAAGGACAACAGTTTTTGCGAACGGCCAGAGTTCATAAAGGCAATTTTTGAGTCTCCGCAGTTTGCAAAAAACAACTATTGCGATCTGGAAAATTTCATCATCGGCTTACAGGCATTTTTCGTGCAGACAGAAAGTAGCGCGGCGCTGCTGAAAGTAATCGGGAATTTGCGTGATGAAAAAGTTAATCAATTTGAAGATGATGGAAGAACGCAGTCCGTTACGGCTAAGTCTGGGATAGCAACAAAAGAAAATGTTACAGTTCCTAATCCGGTGACGCTAAAACCGTTCAGGACATTCCCCGAAATAGCGCAGCCGGAAAGTCTTTTTGTTTTCAGAATGAAACAACAGCAGGGGCAGGCTCCCGCCTGTGGACTATGGGAAGCGGATAACAAAATTTGGAAAGTCGAAGCAATCAAAAGCATTGCGGCATGGCTTCAAGATAAAGTTCCCGCAAGCGTTCCGATTATTGCTTAAAGTTTTATCCAAACGCGTCAACCGTGGCGCGTTTGAGTAAAGATTTAAGGTAAGGAATAATGACCACACACAAACTAAAACAGATATGGAAGTCCTGGTACAAATGGCGCTGTCCGAACTGCGGAGTACCTCATTATTCTCTATCAGAAAAGAGGATTGAGGAAATTAAAAAGCAGCATAAATGCAAACGTGGTGCATCGAGGGGTGAACGTAGCTAAGACGTAGTTCAGGGCAACTTGACAACCGGATGGTTCATGAAAGACAGTCAAGTGGTAATCGTATAAATCCTGTAAATACAGGTATCGGCACACTGGACATCATAGCGACCTGGACACCACGCGAATTAAGGGAAAGGTGAAGAAATGACTAAATCAAATATGTACGACTGGTGCGTGCCGTGGAATCCGTTAGCGGGGGAATGTCCTCATAAGTGCGTATATTGTCTTGATGGTGAAACATTAATTTTAATGAGTGATTTTACACAGAAAAAAATCAAAGACATCCGTATTGGAGAATATGTTGTTGGTATTCATAAAGCCAAAAGCGGATATAAAAAGTTTAACTTTGTTAAAGTAACGGAAACATTTAAAAGAAATGCCGATACGATTAAAATCACAACATCGGATAGTTATTTAATTTGCACCAGAGAACATCAATTAATGGGCAGTACCGCAATTAGAAACAATACGGACTGGCGGCAGGCTAGGATGTTTTCTCCATATGACACTATCAAATTTATAACGACAAAAGAACGTGGTCTATATTCTACCGAACAAAGAATTGGTTATGTCCGTGGAGTTATTGATGGAGATGGGTGTGTGTATGCCAAAATGAAACGCTCCGAAAAGACGTGGTACGGTTTTGATATGGTTTGCATAGATGAGCCATTATCTAAACACGTTCAAGAAGAAGTAAAATCTCTTTTTGATATAATTTTAAGAAACGGAATAAAAAAAGTTGCAAAAAACGGATGGGGCAAGGATTGCCCTATGCTTACCTGTACCAAAACGGACGAAGTTGTGAAACTTAACACAGAAACGCACTTTAGACTTAATCCTGATTTTGCAAAGGGTTATTTAGCGGGAATGATAGATACTGACGGATCGGTTAATTATAATAAGGGGTCTATCAGAATAGCACAATCAAAAATTGTCAATACAGTCAAGTATAACAGAATTTTGTCCTGTTTAAAAATATTAGCAATCCCATATGTAGAGGAAACGAATGTTATAAGAATTTTATCAAGCTTTGAAACAAGAGTAAAATTTTTATTTGATTATGGTATTTATCATTCTCAAAAATCCATACGACTTCTTTTTAATTCGACAGTAAAAGGAACGTCTCATAGTGAAGTTTTGCGTGTTGAAAAACATAAGAATATTGAAGTTTATAATATTGCCACAGAATCAGAAAATTATATAGCCAACGGTTTTGTTGTTCATAATTGCTCAACCAATACCCTGAAAAAGATTTATCCGGCTGTAAGAGAAAAATATTCCGGCGAACTCCGCCTTGACGACAAAGCCATGAAGAAAAATCTAGGACAAGGAAAGACTTGGTTTGTCTGTGGGCAGAATGATTTGTTTGCGGAATACGCAGGGGCTTTTAACCGAGATAATATTCTTGAACATTGCCGTAAATATCAGCATAACACATATATATTTCAAACTAAAAATCCATATGGTTATTTTGGAAAGTTGTTTCCTGATAATTCAATTCTCGGATGCACAATAGAATCAAACCGTTATTATCATGTTAGTATTGCTCCCACTCCAGAGGATAGATTTCTGGAAATGAAAAACCTCAATAAAAGAAAATTTATCACCATTGAGCCAATCCTTGACTTTGACGTTGATATTCTAGCCGACTGGATGGACAGAATACGCCCTGAATTTGTCAACATCGGTGCCGATAGCAAACATCATAATCTGCCAGAGCCTACACCGGAAAAGGTACACGCCTTGATTGAGAAAATAAAATCCTATGGAATTGAGGTCAGGGAAAAATCAAACTTAGCGAGGTTGTTAAAATGAGCGAACTTGATAGAATTAAATTAAAAGAAGATTTACGTCTTATTAGGGAATTATCGCCGGAAAATTCTCAATCAACACAACAAAGATTGCTGTATCTTTATGATGATTTAATATCCCGCCTTGCCGCCGGGAGTAAGGCGATTGAGGAAAACAAGGAACTGAAAGAAAAGCTTGAATTCTGGCAAAAAAACAGAGGCGTGCAATCTCTTATAAAATTGGAAGCCGAAAACAAGGAACTGAAAAAGCAGGTGGAAACTCTTCAAAATTTAAGCGGAACATCAACCAACACAAAGCCAATTCAGGAGGAGGTCATAACATGACATCAGAACAGATTGACCTTTTAACCAGGTTGCAGCCGTTTTTACGGGAGAAGATGGGGGAGTATATTTGGGGTGACAAGGTGTTTAAAGATGGAGATTGTGGGTTTGTTGTCCATGCAGATAAATATTCTGTCAATATATTATGGAAAGAAGCAAATTATAATTCTGATTACGCTTTGGATAATAATTTTCTCCGCGTCCCTCTCGCAAGCGACCCCGACAATCCTGAAATGGGACTCATAAAGATGTTAAAAAACTTCTTAGGGTTGTGGCCTGAAAATGGTTTGTTCTTGGTAAATAATGGCGGCCTGATTGTGAAAGTTGATGACGAATATACCGCCTTGCTAAAGGCGTTGGTTGAACAGGTGAACGTATGACACCAGAACAGAATAAAACACAATCTCTAGTGGATGGCATATTGACAACGGTTCTGAACAAACCCAAGCCATGTAACCACGTATGGGTTGAAGAAGTTGGAACGTCAAGTCAAACACCGAGCTATATATACTATAAATGTAAAAAGTGTGGAAAGGAGAAATAATATGACATCAGAACAGAAAGAAGTCGCAATACAGGCCTGCAATGAAAGTATACTGCACTGGGCTGTAGATATTTGGGTACAGTTGGTAATGGGATGTCGTGTTGACGAAGGAGCGGCGGAGGCTGGTTGGTTACAATGGGAAGAAACTGGGGAGGCATTGCCGATCGGCACTACGTACTGCCCACTATGTGCTTTGTATAATCTTGATTCAGGAGACTCTTGCCCATATTGCCCATTAGACATGATTGGTGATTGTTGTACATTTGTACCAACGGGATCATCGTATGAAATATTTTTTGATAACCCCACCGCCGAAAACGCTATAAACATGATACTATCAATTCAGCGAGCGAGAGAGTTCGTTGAGGATATGGAGGGATAAGATGGAATGTGTTTTATTTGATGAAACCGGAAAAGAAATTGATTGGTATGACCCAGTGACACCAGAGGATGTTGTTGAGACTGATGTGCAACTAATTATTGTCATCGGCTGTGGACATACATATTATAGGAGGGAAGGGATGAACAGATTTGCTCTTGTAGTATTAACAGACACAATCAAAGTAAGAGAGTTTGAACATGCAGAAGATTGGGTTACGGCAAGACAGACGCTAGCCACTAAAGAAATAAAGTTTATTTCATTAAAATTTCATGAAGGTGTGGGCATGTGGGTTATGCCTGAACAAGTAGAACGATAAGAGAGGTCTGGAAGAGACTTAAATCGGCTAAACGCTAGGAGGATTATGAAAAACCAATGTCACGGAATAAGAACATCTTGGCCGTGGAAAGGTTATAGATGCGGGGCGGTCGGTAAATATGAGGTTGACGGAAAGAAGTATTGTGCAAACCATTTTCCGGCAGCACTGAAAAGATATGAAGAATTAAAAAAAGATATGATAACCAACTGAGGAAATAACTTGACCAACGTTGCTGAAAAATATATGCCCTCTTTGGGGGGATTAATTGTCATGGGTTACAATGGCGGCAGTGTGCAAAAACACGGCAACCGTTTCTATGTTCAATTATATTGGAATAAGCAAACGGAAAAGTTTTGGTCGGTTCTCATTCAAGGTCAATGGTGTCCAATTAAAAGTGAAGAAAACGGATATAAACTTCTTTATGCTATCCGAGAAGAAATAGACCGCGATAGAGAAGGATTTGACCCGCGCTCATTTCGTCCAGGCAATCCTCTTTGTATTGGCGAATATTATAAAACGTGGCTCAATCAGATTAAGGCCGGAAAGAAATGCAAAACAGATTACAAGGGGGCTATTCTCAATCATATCATTCCATTTTTTACCGCCGATAAGGACATAAGGAAATTTAAAAAGGCCGAACTCACAAGATTTCAAGAGTCACTTCCCTTGACAGATAAAGGCCGTTATAATGTCATGGGTGCGCTAAAATCAATGGTAAGGTGGGCATATTCCAACGAAGAAATAAAACACGTTCCACCTTTCCCAAAAATGAGCATGGGCGATCTTCCAGAGATTGAATACCTTACGATTGACCAACAAGAGCAAGTTTTGGCTCATATTCCCGCGCCAGATGCCCCTATTTTCCGTTTTGCTATGGAATATGGCATAAGAGTCGGAGAGGCCAGAGCAATTAAACGTGATGCGATTAAGAACGATAGAATTTATATCAAACGTGCTTTTTCGGACAATGAATTGAAAGAAAAAACAAAAACCGGCGACATAAGAAATCCCGAACTTACACCTTACGCAAAAGAGATAATTTCCGGTCAGAAACATATAAGCGAATATCTTTTTATCCGGTCGGACGGTAAACCGTACACGAATAAGAATCTAAACAAGATATGGCATGAGGCTGAAACAAAGGCCGGAATTAAGATTAAACTATATAACGCTATCAGGCATAGTCTCGGTTGTCAGTTGCTTGATGAGGGACAGGATTTATCAACCGTACAGGAACTTTTGGGACACAAAAACGCGGCCATGACGCGCCGGTATGCCAAGAGAACTTCAAAGAAATTAGGTCAAATTTTAACACTCCGCCGTTGTGGTAGAGTTGCGGTAGAAAATAAGGAATCAAGTAATGATAATCATTAACTATTTTGGTGGAGGCGGCGGGAGTCGAACCCGCGTCACAACCGTTAATTTTATTACGTTTTTTCACACGCCATTTTGTAAGTTATTGAATTTACAACTACAGCATTTCTACCACAAAAAAACAGGGAGTCGAACCGTAGTCCGTAAATCTATAGGAGACAGATCATGAAAAAAATATTTTATACAATTATTGCGGTTTTATTGTTAATAAATTGTGGAACTGGCGGATCAACAAACGGCGGACCGGATAATTACATCTATTTTGACAATGATGATTTTGCCGGTAAAACAGTATATCTTGCAGAATTCAATGTTGCCTGGGCCAAGTGCGAATTTTCTGAAGATGGAACATTAAAAGCATATGAGCCTGGCCAACTCGATTGGTATGTTACCGGAACGTGGGCAATCATTGAGGGGAAACTTATTATTACAAAAGACGAAGAGCCGGCTGATAAATTTGTTTATTATTTAACAAGTGAGTCAACTTGCGAAAAATCATTTATAGTGTTACGTTACGATCAAAGCGTAAGCACTGTTAAAATGTTTTATGATTCAGTATATGGCCTAGAGACTGCGCAAGAGTATGCTGCGGGAATTATAATAGTAGTTGACTGCAAATAAAATTAGCGAGGTTTATAAAATGGCTGCTAAAGTTGTTACCAAAAGACGAAAAGTAAACATCAACAAAAAAATGGCTAATAAATTTATAAAACAAGCAATCGATATAGTTAATAATAAAAAATATTGGATTTGTAACGCCGAGGTGTCTTTATCTAATATCGGTACCACAATGGGTCCAGACGATCATAATGAATGTGAAATACTAGTACATGATAATGGCCTCCGGCAATTAACATTGAAAATTTATTATAGAGATCCAATAAAATAAAACCCCTGCCGGACCAGCACAGGGGCTTTGCTATTTTCAATACTCAATGTATTTCTATTCAATCAGCGCGATATATTTCAGTGACCTATCTATCTGTTTGACAAGCAGGGCTTTGTCGTCCGCGCTTATTTTTTCTGTGGTAATAGTGTAATTATCTGCCACCACGTCCGCGACAATCGCGCCGTATGCCCTATATTTCGCCGGAAACTTATCATTAATAGTAAACAGCAGTTCATCCATCGAACATTCAGTACAGGTCAGGTATTCCTTTAATAACGTAAGATACTTGATAACATCCGGCTTGATTTTCGGGTTATTCTGAACGGCAGCGACAATGCCGCTTGATACTCCCGCGCTTACTGCCGTGCTCGCTGCCGCATTCGATTTAATGAATCCCGAAACCTGGCTGCAACCGGTAATGCCGATAAAACACAACATGATCATAACTGCAAAAATCTTTTTCATAATGCTCTCCTTAAAATAAATGTCTGGCAAATTTTTTGTGAAAACAGAAAAACGAAAAACAGACGCCGAAAAACATAGCGTATCTTACAAACTTCGTTTTCCCCCTGAACTCCATTGCTTCTAAAAAAACTTTGTTGGCGGTCATGAAATTAACAAGCGGTTTTGAATCTTTCCGAAACAGGTAGTCATGGATTACGCTTTCCCTGTGCGCTCTATCCCCGAAAAGAGTATAGGCTACCGGCACCCTGGGGACAGACGCAAAGTCTGTCTCAAAGCCAGCAGGGACGACAACCGTATAATTCAGCAGGTCGGACCAGTACATCAATGGATGTTTTAACCGCCATACGGTATCATCATTGACCAGTTCGACTTCCAGTTCCGTCAAGAACTTGCTCATTTTTTGCCCGCCACTGTTTTAATGATGTTGCTGATAAGCTGAAAAATAGAATTTGCCCGGATCGCCGGGATAGAGGCCAACACCTCACTTACCGCCAGTAACGCTACTGCAATGATGGTCACCTGATTTGCATCCATAATCATTTCTCCTTTAAAATCTTTTTAATCTTCTCTATGGCGTAATTCTGCCACGCTTTCCAACCGTGCGGCCAGGCCGTAGGCTGCTGCATTAATTTTTCAATTTTCTTTAATTTTTTCTGCATAAAATTCATGTGACCCGATTACGGCCACCCTTTTCATTTCTTTTACCCATGAAGGGCAAAACTTCGATTTTCTTAAATCAGCCGTTAAATACTGCGTTGCATGACTTTCCGCGATTTCAGGCGTGCGCACTATTCGGCCAACAAGTAGGTCGTAAGCAACATGGTAGCAGTCTTGAAGATCCCTGGAGCGGTTATATTTAGCGTCCCAATCTCCCGCGATTAATTTCAAAGATTTAAAATTAGGATCGTTCGGGAGAAAACAGGAGAACTGATAGGGCATAAGGCAAACTTCTTGAACGGTCTTGCCGTCCCAATTCCGATGATCAACACGCTCCAATATTACCGAGCCTACGGCAATTTTACCCGCTCCGCTTTCCCCCCTGGCTTCACCGTAAATCGTAAGCCCCATGAGTTGAGCATCTTCCAATCCGCCAAAAGTCGTGATTAACAGTTCTTTTAATTCTGCTGATTTCATTTTACCCTCTGTTCTGCTGTGGCGGCGTTATAAATACCTTTCCCGTTCTTTGTTTTGTGCATGACTCATTGCTACAAATTATTTCGTGTCCGTGATTGTCGAACATAAAGAAAACGTCTGTCTTGAATTGTTCAAGTGAACTTTTCATTTCCTGTCGGTGTTCATTATCAATCTTATCTTTTTTGTCGTCTTCACGATATTTCTTGGTCTGTTGAACTCCAATGTAGAATATACCGAGCGTGAGCAGTAATTCGATTATCCACTTGATTGAATCCATGTTGACATTTTCCCCTTAATATTTTATTTTTGTACGGGGTGGGCGGCTTTTCCCTTGCCGTGTCGTGTCAGCGACAACCACCCTGCCCTTTGCAACAAAATCCGTATAGCCCGAACAACAAAACCAAAACCATCAACACAAGCGGGGCTGTGATTATCTCAATTAAAAGCCTCATTGAAGCCTCCAGGGTGCTCTCTTTGCTGCTGCGGGTGCTGGTGCCGAATAAGTATAAGAAATATTCAGTTTCGCCGGGCTCGTCCCGTCCTCCATTTCTTTCCCTTCAAAAACCATTGCGCTTAGGTCAGCCGAACCGTTATCATTTATAAACACGGCCACACTTGATATTTCTCCAAGAGTAAGGACTTCTTGAAGTGCGGTTTTTAAATCTCCTATATTGGTATAGCCGATTTCGCTTAACGCAGTTGTCCGGTCAACGTAGGCCGTTGTTAAATTGGTTTTTCTGCTATTGTAATTTGCAAGGTCACTAAACGCGGCAGGATTGACGCTCTTTTCTAATCTCATGCGGACATTAAATGTTGTACCAAGCCCAATGTCGGTCTCATATACTTCAAGAGTAGCCGCCGTGATTGTCGCCCCTGCCGGAATTGGTGAAGCAAGAGGAAATTGTAAACAAGAGTCTAGTTCAGTAATTCCATACTCTGTTGCCTTTCCTATTATTTCCGCATCATTACCAACCAGGGAATCAGCTACATTTGTATAAAAAGCATCTTCTGTCATATCAAAATAAGTTGCGTCCTGATTACCTGCGGAAATAGTTGTGGTGGAAGTAATAGGTACATGCCACCATTGAGCATAAAGCGTTACATTTGATGTAATAGTAAAAGTCTGTCCGGTCGTATAATTCGTTCCGCTTCCATCGGCGACTGTTCCCCATCCCGTAATATTATAATCAGTTCTTGTCAGCGAGCCGGGATTGCCGAGCACTGTCACAGCCGAATATCCGGTAGGGTATAAAGCACCGTCAACCGGAACTGTACCGCCTGTATTTCCATTGCCGTTATAAGTCACCGCATAGGTAGTAGGCGGACAATCAACTATTGTCGCCTCTGGCTCAACTTCAACATAAAGATTATTTATAGAGTCATCTAAAAAATCACTGCTGAAAGGTGTATCAGAGACCAGTGTTCCGGCTTTATATATTTTAAGAGTGCCGATATACCCTATTGCGGTCTGTAGAAGGTGCATACCAACGGACGTACCCCAGTCATAAGTGTCGCTTTCGTAAGCAACATCTTCCGTTCCGTCGATGGTAATTGACAAACGCCCTTCTGCTGTCCTCTCGACTACTATGTGATGAATTGCGTTATCGCAAACATTGACAGAGCCGTAAAGATAACCGCCTGACTTTGAGGAAGGGACGAATATTGAACCTGCTGTATGGCCTGCCCCAAGTGCGGTAGGCCAGAAATAAATAGCGTTATTATGAGTTGGGTTCTCTCTGATAATTCTATAATGTGAGGCATCAACTACACTGCTTACGCTCGTTCCGTTTCTCCCGAAATAGAAATCAAACTTAAAGGCACCAGTACTGAAATCAAAAACAGTCAGCAGGTTTTCGGGTTCGCCGACCGGATAGATATGGATAACGATATTGCTATCATCTTCTTCCGTGTGCATATAAGCCATGTTCGCGGCCTGGGCATTAACCGAAAAAAGTAGTAAAAATAAAAGTGGGAATAGTTTTTTCATAATTCTCCTATAATGCAAACATGAACGTACAGCTTAAACCTTTGGGTGTGGTTCCGCCGGCGGCTGTCACGTTGGGTAGAAGAATATCGCCGGTAAGCAATGCCGCACCAGTCGCGTTCACCCCCGTTGAGGTTGCCGTATAATCTGTGTTGGCAATGTTCACACCAGTATCAAAAACACTGGTCAAACTTCCCGCTCTTGATTTTGTAAGGTTAATTATCGTAGCATCATTGGCCGCGTTAAGGTCGTACACCGAACAGGTCATTGTTGAGACGCTCGCGCCGTTGTACAGAGAAGGGACGACATAGCCTTTCTTCGAGATTGAAACTGTGATTGCCGCGTCCGTATCAGCAAAGACAGTGCTTACCAGTTGGCGGACGGTAAGGTCAGTTCCGCTATTTACTAACCCAGCGCCTGCCGATTGAGTTGCTACATTTCCCAATCCCAAATTTGTTCTCGCATCCCCCGCATTGGCCGCACCGGTTCCACCGTTGGCAACTGGTATAGGTGTACCGTTCCAACCACCGGTATTAATTGTTCCGAGAGTGACAAGCGAGCTAGACCCCGCCAGAGGCGAATAAGCAACATCGGTCAAATTAGAGCATGAGACTATGTTTCCACCTGAATCAATACAGGGCACGCTTGAAGCGTTGGCGGAATCGGTTCGCATACCGTCCACGTTAGAGGCGTTAATCCCTGTAATCCCCGAACCGTCACCCGTTAACGTAGTTGCGCTTACCGTGCCTACTGTAATGTTAGGGGTTCCAGCTAAACCCGTTGCCGTGCCTGTTAAAGTGCCGGTGATATTTGTGAACTGCACGTCATTGGCCGCACCAAGCCCTAATGTGGCTCTGGCGACTGTTTCATTGGCCGCACCGAATAATGTCTGCATAAAGGTCTGATAAGTTATCCCTGCAAGCGTGGAGAGTGTTGCACTTGCCGCCTGAAAAGCAGCAGCGTGTGAGCCGTCCACGGTATCAGCGTTGCCGGAAACATCACCGGTGACATTGCCTGTAATATTTGAACCCGTTAGGTTGGTAATGCCGATTATATTCCCGCCAGTAATATTGACAGAATCGGCGTTTTGTATCGCCATAGTTCCCTGTAAATGAGAATAAGTTGCCCCTGTTAAGGTCGGAGTCCTGGCCGCTAAAGACTTGTAGGAAATATCATCAACATAAATGACTTTAGATATTGCCGCACCCTGGGGAATCATTGAAACAGAACCGGCGAAAGAAGTATGGGTAAATCTATTTTCAAACCATGGGGTAGTGTTTATAGTGGAATAAATATCAGCGCCGTTGACATTATAGAAAGAAACAATTCCTGTGATCGCTCCGACAAATTCATTGAAGCCGTAAGCCTCAATCAATATAGTATTATCAAGCTGGGTATTAACTGCCAGCGTTCCGGTAATCGCGCCGTTCACGCGGCAGTTTTCATATTGGAGAACCCATGTTCCCGACGTTGTGGCCTCAAATTGTCCTGTAATTAGGCAGCCGTGAAATCCGACATAAATAAGCGAATCATTGGTACGGGTAGCAGTGATCTTGCCGCTTATGGTCATTGCCGGGCCTTTCTCCGCCCTGCCGCCCTCTACACCGACAAATTCAATTCGGTCGTATGAGCCCACGCCGGAATTAATTAAAATAGTTCCCGACAAGGTGACTCCCGCCCCTTCAATTCGTAATGAGCGTGGTCCGGTTATAGTAAGGTTATCTGTATAATCCCCTGGAGCAGCTTTAAGAATCCAACTCTTTCCAGGGTCAGCGTTGATTACTGTTAAAGCTGCCAGGACTGTCTTATACGGCCTCGAAATGCCACCGTCTGCCGTGTATGAGTCCGTCCGGTTTTTGTCAACGTAGATTGTATTTAAAGTGGTAAGGTCGCCTATGGTGGTGTCGTCAATGGTTCCGCTCGTTATCGTTGCCGCTCCGGTAACAGATAATGCGTTTTGAGTTCCGTAATAACCGGCAGAGTAAGCAAATAATGAAAATGTCAGAATAATAATTGTGACGCATAATAGTATTTTCTTCATGGTTATACTCCTATGAGTTCAATTATTATTGTGAAGGTGGCGCTGTGGACGGAATTCCCGGTTATCGTAATTGTAGTGTCTCCGGTGATAAGGGCGGAAACAGAATAACCGGCGGGACCAAAGAGCGCCCATGTCTTTAACGTAGCCGAAATAAGATTTGTTCCTTTGCCTCCCAGAAGATCGACGCCGTATTCGTCAGTAATCGTCAGATCACTGGCATCGGTCGGGGTTGTGGTTCCGGGGATTACCTTGATAGAATAAAATTGTAGTCCCTCTAAACGAAAAGATGTTTGCAGATCGTTTAATATCGTTGCTGGAAAGCCCCCGTCCGAAGCGTCGCCTACGCACGTTAAAACAAGTTTCGCCACTTGTGGGCGTCCCTGCTGAGTCTGCACTCTCGTTAATACTCCTGTAATTGTTCCTGCCATGATATTCACCTCATAGTTATTTTAATAAAAAAGCCTGATCAGCGTTTCCGCAAATCAGGCCTCTGGTTGCCTCGTAGTGAGGGCTTTTGGTTCCTGTCACGTATTAAATTTTAAGTTGCCTAAATTATACCTTTACTTTTTTTGAAAGTAAAGCTATTATTTAAAGTTTTTTACTACATTACTTCATAAGTTCATTTAATCTTTTCATTTGTATGGCAATGCGGTCATCAAAGGCTTTAATCATAGTTTCGTTTGCTCCGCGCTTAATCATAAGTTTCCTTTTGGCGCGTAATTCCCCGATATTATACTGTATTTTGTGGGCGTATCTTATGTGTCTGGCTTTAGGATGTTTTTGAAGGTATTCAGATACCGGCTCTCCATTGTCCCGTTTTTCCTTAATTTCTTTTTCAAAATTATTCAGGTCTTTGATGTTTTTAGTATAATCTCCGGCGATAAGGGACTGGCCCTTTCCAAACCACCAGTAATAAAGATTGCCTACAATCGGGATTGACTGTGTTATTTGAAGCCCCTTTTCGTTTCCTGCGGTGGCTATGTCTTTTGTTAATGCGTCAATAGCCTTGAATGGTGGGGCAATCTGGCGCACCATAGCAGAGCCCACACCTTCCTGCCGGGCTTTCCATGTTACAAACTTAGATATCCCGAATAGCCTTAATAAATTATCAACCGTCCGGTCTTCGAGACTGGTTTTTCTTCCAAGAAGAAGGTCTTTAAGTTCGTCCGCGCCTGCGTTAGCCGCGATAAAGCAAGCAGCCAAGACAACAAGGTTTCTTATTCCTTCTGTACGCGTTCCTTCATTCCCTATTTTTTGAAACACTTCCCTTCTATAAACATCGAACTGCTTAAGAGTGAAGGATTTAAGCATGTAGAAAATCCTGCCGTTTCCACCGGTCAAATATTTTATTGGCATTTCAGAAAGTGAAATCGGTTGAAAATCGGAAAGCTCATTAAACAGATAAAGTTTGACGTTTTCAGAAATTATATTGTTCTTTAAATCCTGAATAAGCTGGTCGGTTTCGTTTCCGAAAACAGGTTCCAGTTTCTTTCTTAATCCCTCCGGATCGCTCGCGGCTTTTTTCCGAGCGGCTTCGTAAGAAGAATTGATAAGGGCTTCTTTGCCGATATTGTCCATCTTTTCAAGGCCGACTAATTTAAAAATCATGGACACCATTTTGGCGGACTTGCCCATATCGGAAAACTCTGTGGCAATCCGTTCGATGCCAAGGTCTTCTTTTCTCAACCGTGACCTTCCGGTGATGGCTTTCCCGGCGGCGGACAATGTTGAAAACAATCCATTTCTATAAATGGCCCACGCTAAATCTCCCACCTGCGTAATAGCGGAAATAGGCGAGCCCATGGTATCGGCGTATGAAAAGTTCTTGTATAAAGTGAATATCCCGCGCGTTCCTGTTTCGTTAAACCGTGCAGATAAAATTTCTTTTAAAATCTGCTCGTCTTTGGCTGTGATTTTACCTTCTGACATAAGTTTTAAAACATATCCGCCAATAGTATCTTCGATTCGATAAGTCGGTTTTTCACCGAATAACGGCATAGAGCGGTCTTTGAATTTTCCAAATAACTTACTCGCTTCAACCGTGTCCGTTACACGATTAATATAAGTTATCAGCGCATCATCGGAGTTGGCGTAAAATTTATTTATCTCCGGCGTCACTTCATTGATGGTACGTTCTTTCAGTTGGCCGGGGCGCGACAATGAAATATTTCCTATCGAATAACCACGCAAAAGTGTATTAATGATCTGTGCTTTTTCTATGTCGTCAAGATAACGGTTAAACTCTGTTTCCTTTGCTCTGATTGCTTCTTGTATAATAGGCCAATCGTTTTGTTCGTAGAAATAATCAAGGAATCCTTTTGTGTCCTTAATTAATCTAGGGTGGTAGTCTCTCCGTTTTTTAACATCAATCCCGACACTGGTAGCGTCATTGTACATCGTATCTAAAAGCGTTCTTAACTTCTGATATTCTTCGCCCAGCCCGTATTTGTTGACCATAAGGTTAATCGTCGCGGTGTCACTGTTTTTACGGGCAAGGTCAAAAGCCGCTTTGTCTTCTGCGGACATTTTGCTTACTTTTTTCAGAAAGGGAAGAATCTGGTTGATACGTTCGGTGGCTATGAGTCCGCGCCGCATTTCATATCTGCGGAGAGTTTGTTTGATTGCCGGGTGAATATTTCCCAATCGGGTTGAGATAGCGCCTAGGTAATCGTCGGCGGTTTTACCGATATCAGAAATAATATCTTTTACGTCGCCTTTAATGTTGTATTTATCAACCTGTGATAAAAGATTTTCGGTTTGCTGGCGGATAGAATACGCACTTTCTAAAGCCAGATTTGCTTCTCTCTGCGCTGCGGTTTCTTTACTATAAATTGCTCCTGACTTGACATCTCTGGTAATGCCCCGCACCGTCCTTATTCCGAAAGCATTGACTAGTTTATCAACAAAGTCATTTATCTTATTTATGATGCGGCCAATAAGCCCGTGCGGTTCTTTCTGCAATGCCTGTGCCAGAAATTCCGCCCTGTCTTCGGCTCCGCCGATATCTTCTTTATTCAGAGATTTCCAGTTTCCTTCACTGGTAAGTATTTTAATGTGTTTCCGTAAAAGCCGAACTTCATTTTCGTTTATCAGTCCCCTGTCTTCCATGAAATGAACTGATTCATGCGCGAGCGTCCATTTATCGGCCTGCCCTTTCACAAGGTCGATCATTCCTGATGTGTATTTACCGGCGATAACTTCCTGCTCCGTTAACTTCGCTTTACTGTACCCGATATTTAAAGATATTTTTGAAGGTGTAATCTCGTTCACGGATGAAACAATGACCTCAGCGCCGGATTGAGTTTTAATATGAAAAGCGCCGTTAGGCAATTGTTTTACGTCCTGCCCCTTAAAGACTTCCTGAACTTCGGTAAGGGTGGGAAGTTGGTAGGTGCCGGGTTGATTGACGGAATACATCTCCACGCCTTTGTCTGTTTCGCGGGTTTTGATTTCCTCATTAACAAGAGGCCTTGTTTCGGCAATGCCCTTATTTTCCTCTGGTGCGGCCTCTGTGGTAGTCGCCAGGGTCTTATTTTCTTCGGGTTGTATGATTCCCTCTGTTTTATTTTCACCGGTCAACTCCGCTAATTTCTGTTTGTCGGATTCAAGTTTATTTGCCCATGTATCGTAAATAGGCGCGCCTTTATAACCTGAGTTCTTTTTTAAATGCTTTTCTTGTTTTACAATACTGTCTTGAAGGGTTTTAATTTCAGGTGAAACTTCTTTTTCTTCGGATGGCTCAAGGTTGGGTACATCCTGATTTCTAAAAACGAAATCCTTTTCCTGGATTTTAACCGGTGGTTTTTCAGGATAAACAAATTTCTTAGGCTGCGTCGTGCCTGTCAATTCAGTTGTCACCGCCTGGGAAATCTTTTTCGTAACATTTTCTGCAATAACCCCGTTCAACCCGTTTCTTAAAGCAGGGTATTTATCTTTGAAATTATCAATGTCCTCTTCGGTGAAAGCGCCTTCCTGCTGTCCCATGCGAATATATTCAATAGCGTGGTCTGGAGTGAACTCCTTTCCCTGATAGGTTCCGGTAGTTAATCCGTTCGCAATAATATTATTTATTTCCGCGCCGATTTTCTGTTTTTGAAGTACGTCTTTTGGCGTTGCGTCCTGCTCGGCTTTTTGACTGGCAAAATCAACTATGGTCTGGCTTAGAGGGATTTCCTTCCCTTCCTGTATGAATTTACCCGCTGTATCTAACCATGCCTTTTGAGATTCCTTATCTTCCATTTTTTGAGATATGGAGATAACGGCTTCTTTCCTTTCTTCCGGAACTTGCGAGTTTATTTTTTTATAGAGGTTATGCGCTTCAACTGCCTGCATACCCCTGATTCCGCCGCCGAATATCAACGACATAAAAACAGCCGGAAGAATAGCCTCGGCCATTGCTTCTCCGGTGCTCATATCGGTAAGTCCGTATTTCCTGGCGCTCTCGGTCTGAAAATAAGCCGTCCCTGCCTCTGAGCCTGCTTCAAAGGGCATTGTCTTTGCCGCAGCCTTTAAAAATTCCTTTACCCCGCCTCCGCTAACCAGTTCTTTTATTGTTTTTGTTACGGCCTGTTTTGCGGCTATTTTCCCCGCTGGCCCAAAGAAAACTAAGGCGGCCAGATCGCCAACAAGTTCCCCTCCCGTTTCAGCCACCGCCGACGTAAGGGCGTTTTTATGTGCCATTTCGTCAACCTGTTCCGCGGGAGTACCTTTTTCAAGCAACTGTTTTTTTGTCTGGTCGTAGGTGTTTTGGTACTCACCTAAGCCGAAAGTTCCGAATAGGGTAGCGCCTGCACCGATTACAGCGCCAACGGGACCACCTGCGGCAAAACCGACAACTCCACCGGCCATCGGCAATAAAGAGGCTGGTATGCTTTCCACCGCTCCGGTCAAGCCGCGCTTAAGAAATCCTTCCTGCCCGGTCACTTCTCCAAGGTCGGGTTTTAATATATCAAGTTTTTCCGTTCTGCTGGCCCAATCAGTGATATTTTTACCGGTAGAAGCGATAAGTCCATCATCAGCATTAGGGTCAAGGTCGCTCATCCTCATGGCCCCGCCAATACCTTTAACGGCCTGGACAAGTCCACGGGCGAAACGTGAACCGATATCTCCTATAATTCCACGGTCTTTATCAACATAAGTTTTATCGGATTCGTTAAAGGTCACGGCGTCTCTTAACTTATCGGTGAAGGTGGGGTTTAGTTTTCTATTTTCCGCCTCGATATGAGGGGTTATGCCCATATCATTTGCCCATGAATTAAAATCAGGATATTTTTTATCATATCCAAAACGGGTAAACGCGTCTTGCGCGACGTCTTGAATTGGCGAATCACCGTAAAAATCTTTATATTTTTTCTGATATTCAAAAATATCTAGCGCCATTATAAATACCACCTATTATAAAGGATTCTTTTTAAATTTTCTTCTGTATTCATCATAAGGCGATTCTTTTGTGAACGGCAGATATGCTTTTTGACCGCCAATATCTACAGTATATTTCTTGTTATGAATTGTTTGCGCGGTGTCCAGTTCGTCTTTTGAGAACCCCGTGATTGGTCGCGGGGGAGAGGGTTTTTTATTAAGAAAAATATCATAATTATTATCGGCGACCTGTCTTTTCATCGGGATCAAGCTATTGTTAAGCGTGGCTCGCGCACCTGTCGCCGGAGTATTTATAGTTGGATTAACGGGTTTAGTTACTCCCTCTGCTGGCGGTTTCGCATTCAACCGGTTCTTGAATTGTACTATCTGATCGGCGGTTGCGGTCGGGTTATTCTGCATCCATTGAGTTACCACGGATTCGTTATTATCTTTTGCCCCGCCCTTGTCAGTTTTATATCTTTCCGTCCTCGCTCCGACATCTGTTCTATAAATATCGGCCTGATACTTATTGATACTTTCCTGGCTCTGTCTGTCTGAAATTAATCGTTGCCGCGCCAACTCTCCGGCGTTATTCATTTCAATTCCTTTTAACGCCGCCGTTCTCTGCGCGGTCTCGTTACTATAAGGTGAGGCATATTGTTTATAGAATGTTTCGTTATTCTGGCGAAGATTTTCATCATCGGCTAATTTCATTTTCTTTTTCTGCCATTCTTTCGCCATGTCTAAAACGTCTCTAAGGGTGCTGCCCAGGCTGCTCATAATAGACTCCTTTAATGTTTAATTTTATAAAATGTTACCGGCACGATAATGTAATTCGTGTTAATAACAGAGGTCTTTGCAAAACCGTCGCTTTCTTTTAAATGCGTTTGATTGTTAGAATTAAAAGCGTTCACATAGACCGTTGTAATACTCTGATATTTTAAAATTCCTACCCTATCGCCAACGGCATAACGAAAAAAATCTGTCGCTGTTACCTGTATCACGCAGCCCTGGACTGATACTTTGTATAAATCGCCTACTCCGTTATCCGTGCGATTGGCTTCTAACGTAACTTCCGTGACTATCCCTGATGTGAAATTAGATGTTTCTATCCAATTACCAGCATATAAAAGCGGCGTCGATTCCTGAAACCACCACACATGAGGAGGAGCGGCAACCGGCCTGACGAGAATTCCCATGAATTCCCCGGGCACCGGGAATGTATTATTTTTGCGAATCCACATGCGCATCCATTTTTTAGGTTTAACATCCTCTCCATAATCCTTGATATCCGAAGCCCATAACTCAACGTCTCTATCGGCTACAAGATTACATTGCTTGTTGTCCTCGTTTTGTTGCAGTGCTGGGATCTCAGGTTTATAATAAGCGCTTTCGATCAAGTGCCTCCCGAAACAATAATTCATTCCGGCCAATTGATTGCCATCTTTATCTTTCATGGCGGGGAACATATCGCCGGTTTGCGCAGTCGGTGTGTCCTCGGTCTTAAGAGGTCCATAGGCTGGTTTAGCATAATAAACTGAATTGGAACTATAAGCAGAAAAGGGATATCCGTTTAAGTCCGTTTCCTGAAAGAGAGAAACAACTTCCATGACTCCGAGTTGCCCTATCGGAAAAGCAATGTACCCGACATAATCATTCGGGCTAGCCTTAAATCCTTTAGAACCGTCAGACGGATATTTCAATTGTTTGTCCTTTGGCCGTAGTTCAAAAAATGCTGTGTTAATCCAGTAAATACCATTGTTCTGATATTCGGCTGTTTCGTCCCATACGGAAACAAATTCTTTTTTGTTTTTAATTAATTGCTCTAAATCTGTCAGGACTTTCAGGGGTTTTAATCCCGGCAGGTAGTTTAAAAAACTAAAGTTACTCGCAAGATAAGGCGCGTATTTATAATGTCCGAAATCCGCGCCGGTATTCTCGTAATATTTTTTCAGCAGGTTTTTATGATAGGTCAAATACCACAGGTCATAGGCTATCGGCGCCGCTGATACTTTATCCTGCCCGGCAATATCTCCAGGTTCCATCGTTCGCACGATATCAGAAAATACCTTGATTGCCTCCGCAAGCACTGTACCGCTTCCAGCCAATCCTTTTATACTTTCAAGTTTTCGCGCTAGTTCTTCTGGTGTCATTTTGCCTTGCTTATTGAGTGCGTAAGTTCGGTGATTATTGTCGCTTTCGCCATGTCCTTGGCTACTTCTATCGCCGCCAATACTTCCTGCCAATGATTCAGGGGTTCGGCGTCGATTAATCTAATGTTCTGTTCGTCAAGTAATTCCTGGTTATCCTGATCGTCAGTCGCAAATGTTTTATTTAAGTTGGACTCGTCTATCTTTTGCTCATTGTTAAGGGTTGCCAGTTCTGTTTTGTGGGTTAATTCCGCCTCTTTGACAGTTTTTTCCATGCTCAATAAGTCAATATCTTTAACAAGAGCTGAGGCTTCTTGCGCGGGAAGCGTAGATTCGTAATAAGTTTTTTCCGCATTCGCATCATCATGTTTGGCCTGGGCCAGTGCTATCTTGGCTGCTGATATAGGAATTCCGGCTTCTTCGATATCGGTTTTCGCCTGTTCAATTGTGAGTTCGTACGCCAACAAACCAACTCTTGAAATATCTCTTTCTGTGTTGGCGATATCCAGTTTTGTCCGGGCTATCCGTACATCGATATCAACAAGTTCCATTGCCGCTTCCACTGTTTCCAGTTGAATTCTTAAAATCTCGTTTGCAGTGTTAAGTTTTTCAACATCCAACCTAGCTGATTGCAGTTCTTTTTCTGCAACATCCAGATCGGCAAGACTTAAATTAACGCCTTCTGTTGCTATGTAAGCCTCTAATTCCGTTATTCTGGCCTGTGTCTTGACGGTTTCAGTAGCGACTTTCGCGGCCATTGTGCCTAATGCCGCCTGGTCTGCGGCCAGAGCCGCTATTTTGGCATCCATCAAAGCATTTGCGTTATCAATCTTCTGCTGTTCGGTGATCATCTTTTGATCGTGAATAAGCTTTTCGACATCAGCCAGGTATCTTTTCGAGACTATATCTGAAACAACGATTTGCTCTTGTGCGGTGAGCCCTGCTAATTTGGAAGTATAATCATTCAGTAAGGTGGTCAGTTCTTCATCTTCGATTTCCTTAAGATATTTATGGCCGTTAAGATACGCACCGGCATACAGACCGAAAATAGTTATCCTATCCGCCGTCTGGTTGCTGTTAAAAGGGAAAGAATACTTGAACGGTGTCCATATCTTTACTTCTCTTGCTGTCGATCGTGCTCGTGCATTATCGCTCATGGTAATCCTTAACTAATAATGTGCGCCAGTGAAGCCGTCACTGTTGATGTTTTCTCTATCTTTGCCTTTTCCGTCATTAAAAATATCTGAGCGGTGGACTTACTTGTTGAAGCCTCTATTTTCTCATCTGTAATCGTTGTTGCGCTGTCTATTGCCGTTTGATTCTTAATGTCATTAATTGTCTCTCGATTATCATTGATAGTGTCCTGTGTCGCCCGGTCGTCGGTTATGATTGTATCGTAATAATCGCCGAGTGCATTCTGGTATTCGTTTTCATTGTCAATTTTTGTTGTAATAAGAGTCTGCTTATTGTTGAATTGGGTAGTCTGCAAATTCCTCTTTGCCGTGTCGATATCTACCGCGAGGTTTGCAGTATCAATGTTAATGTCCAATTCCGACAATTCATTTTCTGATTTTTCAACCTGTGCTGTCGCCTGGGCAAGTTTTTCCTCCGCTATCTGTTCTTCGGTGGCTATCATGCCGGGGATTAATCCGGCGTAGATCGTTGTAAGGTTTGCCAGTTCTTCAAATCCAGGGACCAGTAAAAGTTTCTTTGTCGCGTTTTCCTGCTTGGCAACAATTAAAGAAGTCAATGCAGTTGCTTTTTCTGTTTCCTTTCCTAATAACTCTGTTTCTTTGGTGCAAATTTCTTGAAGAATAGGTATGAGTTCCAGCTTCTTTTGAGCGGTCAATAATTTGGCGTTGGCAAGAGAAACTTCATAAGCCGCTGTATCATCTTCAAGATTAACCAATTGAAGGCGGTAAGTTTCCCTTTCTATCTCTATGGCGGTTTTGCCTGTTATTAAGATAGATTCCCGCTCTTTAACTTCTAACTCCAGTCTTGCCTTGTCCTCTTCCTCTTCGGCCATGCCCTGCTTGATATTTGCAAGTTCCTCGTCCCATGCGGCCATAAGGCTCTGTTTTTCAACTTCCCATGCTATCGCAGCGGTTTTGTAGGCCAGGTCGTAAGTAATCCCCTGCTGCTTAAGTTCCCTTTCAATCGTTTCTGAAATGATTTTATAATTGAGGTCAGATAGCCCTAATTTGGCCGCTATTTCGAGATTGTTCTCCAGGTCGTAAGCGTACCCCGGGCACTTTGAAAACCCTCTGCCGGCTATTTCATCCATCAATTTTGAATGGTCTGCAATATACTGCCGGACAATCGGAGTTTTGCCTTTTCTATATTGCGCCTGTTCTCTTAAAATATCAGTCATTTTATTTACTCAAAATTACGGGAATAAGTTTAATTGTTTCTAGTTCGTCAAAATCAGCTATGCTTAATTTCCATTCTTTAGATTTCAGGTCATGGGAAATAACGGTTTTACCGTGGGTGTCGATATTATAAACCTGTCTCTGGCCGTCCTCTGTTTCGCAAACCATTACCGGAGTAGTTCCGGAAATTCCCAGGTAAGCCCTTCTGAATTTCTTTTGATTTCTACTTCCAAAGTCTGTTTCGGGCAGAATAATCCCCGTGTGAATTGTATTACCGGCGTCCGTGGTTCCGGTGAGTTCGTAAATTCCAGTATTGTTTGCCCCGAAAGCCCTGTTCTCGAATACACAATAAGAATTAAAATCAAACCCTGAATACATGGAGGGCATGAATTTCGGAGTATTCAAAACGTAGCACTCATAGACTTCTCCGGCCAGCTCCACCATGACATTCATTTTCAACGTGTCATAAACGGAAGTATAGAACGTGCCTAAATTGCTTACTATTTCCGTAACTACAAGAGAGTCATTAAGGCTAATGCCTATATTCTTTATAAAACTTGCGGCATCTGCCGGGCTCAATGATTCTGAAATAGAATTGACAAAAGTTGTCTGTACTGTCGGAACATCAACCGCTGCCAGTGCTTCGCTGATTATCGTTGCCCAAGCATAACTATCTGTATCAGTTAAGGCCATCGATTCGCTTAACGAAGAGGCCATTGTTTTCATTGCCGATGATAGAGAGGAAAATCCGAGATATTCTAATACCGCTATGGTCAATTTCCAGGTCGTTGTATCGGTCGTGACCAGTGATTCGTTTATGGTATCTGATATCTGAAAATACTTTTCTGCGATATCGTAAAGGTTAAGAGTTTGGTTGACTATTTCGCTCCCGTTCCAGTTATTTGACTGCGTGTCTGTTGCGGTGAGCCAGTCGGAAATAAGCAGGCCTAAAACAATCGCCTGTGTGTCAGTAAGAATAAGGTTTTCATCTGTGGTTACGTTCCATCCATTGATGATTTCTTCCCACGCAAATAGTGACTCATTGATAATAAAAACATATGCACTCGTTGTAGTATCGATTAAAACCATCGATTCGTTTATGGTGATTGCATAATTCTCGCTTGCGCTTGCGACGTCAGATATTGTTGCTTCTTCGGCGTTACTGGTACTATAGACACTCCCGGCGCCGCTTAAAGAGGCCGATATATTACTTAACTCATAAATATCCTCAAATTCTTCTTGTGCGCTCCATCCCCCCGTTTCAATGTCTTCGTCCTCGGTCTTGCAGACCAGAAACCAATCGACTGTTAACGTGGACTCATAAGTATAAATAATAGGATAGGCATCTGAGGAAAATCCGCCCGCCCATGTTCCATAACTAACACCATCGATTAAATATTGTGTTAAACTTAGGCTGTCTCTACGCAGTTCTATGAGATGATCTCCAGACGACCACGCGAGAGGGCTATTTTGTCTGGTTACCGATCCGCTAACCGTTCGGGTATATGACCAGTATGTCCCGTCGGAATATTCTTCGGAAAAGGCATTGTTGTTTACGTCAACCCAATATCCTATTGAAGCTGATTTACTGCCGGCCAACTGTGGAAGATTAGCTTTGGCAATCAGACGATAACCGAAAGCCAGAGCGGTGGCGGCTTTTACATAACAAGCTGACCCCGCTGTCGCCGGAGTGCATGATAATACTCCTGCGGCTACAGCCCAATTAGCTCCTTGAATAGTAGGCCATTTATCGCCGTCTACCGCCACGCCGGGAAAATCATCAAAGAAAGGAAATGTATCAGCCCCTGAACTTGCAGCAGCGGCGCCGGAATTTCCGTAATACATATAGAAAGTTTTTTCTGTTGCATCAATGCTATCATACTTTATCCGTACTTTGGCTACCTGGTTCGGGGTTGCCCCGGTAATAGACTCAATCCAATAAGGAAGTAAAGTTGTCCCGTCAGATTTAGTAAATCGTAAATCGTTAAAATTGGAAAGGCAAAGCCCTTCACAATGAACACCAGGATCATCCGAGCCGGACGACTCACCGACTAATACAATTCTTTGGTAATCGGTGATTTCTCCGGGCGTCCTGAATAATATTTCAGATTTTCTATATCTATATCCGGCAAGTCTGCCCATGTCTTAATCCTTATGTGTTGGCAATAGTAACTGAGATTGATATACTTAGGCTATCGGTGCTTTCAACGCTTTTACCGGAAGCGAATTTTGAATAACAGAATAACGTTCCGCCTCCTGCCGTATCTGCCTTTGTGCTGGCCGCGCCTCCGCCGCCGACAAGTGCCGCTCCATACATTGTCTTGGTAGCGTTAATAGTAAACACCGCCTTGCTTGCAGCGTTGGTCATGACTCCACCGGAAGCCGCAGCGGGGTCAAACGCCTGACGATTAGCCTCTGTGTAAGCCTGGCTTTCTGTAAAAACGGGTACGGCATATGTCATTGTCAAAGCAGCTGTCGTGTCTGTTTCTACGGGGATAACGTACCAGGCGGTAATCTGTGTTGCCGCATTCAAATAAGCGTCCAAGAGATTATTTAGTCCCTCAGTGACAATCATGTTTGGTCTATTCAGTTCCTGCCACTTAAGATTGCCGTCTTTATCAAAGCATTCAAAATCCCATACTGTCTTGACTGAAAACAGTTGAGATAGTTCTTTTGAAGCGTGAAGTTGTCCTGTGACTGTGTCGCCAATCATTGATTTATTCATAGAAATTCTCCTTAAGTGTTTTTTAATATTTGCGGCGTAACGGACAGCGTAAAATTTCCAATCTCGGAAGGCGACAACCCGTTTCCTGTCAAACAATCAACTATTGCTGTCTCTATGTCTGCGCCAAGCGATACATTAATGGGATAATCGAGCCACGATTTTGTACGGATATCTTCAACGGTTTCATCGTAAACTATTTGCACTTGGCAACCGTGGACAAAAGTACTTCCTATCACCGTGCTAGACTCTTGTTTGCACTGAAAAATATTACCGTACAACGTAAATATGTTGACCATGAAGTTTTTGCAGGACAATCCGGCGTTTTTATTAACTACATATCCTAGTTTGTTATGGTCATGAATATATATCGCATCGTCTATTGTGTGAGGCGGGTACCATACGTAACTGGAAGAATAAGTAAATATTAAACCAAGCGGGGTATATATGTTATGGTTTACAATGGCTGTGCCGGTCTGTGTTATCATATACCAATCGTCTCCAAACCAGCGCCATATCACGGTATAGGTAGGTCTTGACGCAAAAACGTTGCTTCTGAAATATGAATAACCGGTATAGGCATGAAGGTTGCTGTAATAACTAAACCCGTTAAGATATAACGTAAAAGCGTCAAGTGCATAATAATCAGTAGAACCATAAAATATGGTTTGTTCTATATCGGGGCCGGGGCCGGGGTCTTCGGGTTTTACAAATGACTCTTCCGGTATAGTATCGTCTGTGTGTCCGGGGTCCGGAGGCCAAGACGTTGTATTCCCCCTTGGTATAACGGGATTCATTGTTGATTCCGCGTCAGTATCTGTGGTATGAGTAGCCTTCCAGGCAACATAAGCTGAATCGGTTGATAATACCCCATCGTATAATAGGGTAGAATTTTTAACATCCCAAACAAAAACATATTTTATCGGGTACCATGACGAATCAGAATTTTTTTGTACAGCAACGGTTATTTCAATAAATGAACTGGCGCATCTTTTCACTCCATCGGTGTGGCCGATTACCTTAACAACGCTATTGTTTGTTTTTTTGAGAACACAGACCGGGTCACCTGTTGTAAATCCTCCCGCAGCTCCCTGAATCGCTCCATTGCTGCGAACTACAGAATCATGTTCACAATGATAGAACAATAAAGCGGTCAGGTCTTCCCCGCCTACTGTAACGACGCAGGTGTCCGTAGCACCATCAACATTCTTGATAGTGCCTTGGACAACTTCGTAATTGAGGACATCTCCGACATCCGTAAAATCGTGAGTAGGCATTGCATTCCTTAAAGAAGCATTAACTGGTCGTACAGGTAATGACGTAAGTTACCGCCAGAACATCAGCATCAATAACCGCCCTCGAAGACGTGAAGGCTTTCGCGCACATCAATGTCCCGGTTGTCGCTGTCTTTGCCGTTGCCGTGCTTAAGAAAGCTCCATAGACAGTAATACTGGCGTGCATGGTAAATGAAGCCGCCGCCGCCGCATTGGTGCATGAAGCCGTTGCCGTCGAAACTACCGTATAAGCAGGTTTGTTCGTCGCCGGACTATCATAATCAGCATCCTGGCATTCGCCATAGGTTCCGGCAGCTCCTAATTTTGCCGCCGCCGTATCACCCAAAGCCGGAGTTACGTTGTTCTTGAATATTCCGACATAAAAGATAGCCGCGCCTGCTTTTGAAGTCGTGTAAAACATGACATTCAGCAGGTAGGCCATACCTTCTGTCGTGAAAGTGTTGTGTCCCTGATCGCATGAATGAATCAACTTTCCTTCTCTGAAATGGTCGGTGTGAACCTCTCCATGAAAAGCAAGGCCTGACTCTTTCAAGTGTTTAAGAGCGTACTGTGCATCTTTGTTTTCCTTGATGTTTCCTAAATCAATAGGTATTTTCATTGTATTTCTCCTTTAAAAAGTTAAATTATTACTCCGCCGCGTGTTACCGTGCATGAGCATGAATCACCGAATCCCACTGCTGTACCCATGCCCTCATTCCGTTGTTCGTGAACGTCAATTCTTCCATTTTTGAAAGCGTTGTACGTATCGGTGTCTCTGAATCCCGCGCCTGTCCCCGTGACTCCTGCCTTAAATGATGTTAAAAACTGGATTATCCCTTCACGGTTGCGATAAAGAGACGCTCCCTGCTCTGGAATACCCATTTTTAACTTGTTCTTTGTGATGTTAAAGAAATTACCGCTGGGACCGCCGACAACAACGCCTTCTGACGTAAGCCATACGGGAACATCAACAAAATCCTTCTCAGGAGTACCCAGCGTCCAGCCCAATTCAGGCATGTTATTGCAATAAGCCAAGGTTCCCTTTACCGAACCGGCGCCGGCGTCTTTCTGTGTCATTTGCTCGGGGATAGTTCCGGAAAGAAAACGTGTGAGGGATTTCATTCCGATATACAAACCGGTAGGAACTTTGGCAATCATCGTCACGTCGTCCTCAAAATGATAGACATTTGAGGCTTTCTTGAACAGACTGAGGGAAAAAGGCATTGAATAGTAAACATCCGGTCCTGAAGATCCCCATATCCTCCCAAAAGCGTAGCAAAGGTTCTCCAGATAAGGAGGAGGAGAGCATAAAAACGACGGTAAAGGCTCGACTGTCTGGATATCGACGATCTTGCTTGTCTCTCCCACCAGGTAAAAAACTCCTTCGTCCGAATCGGTCACCCAAACCAAAGCTCCAGAAGGTCGATTTAATATCTGAATTCCGCCCTCGGATGTCAGTGTTATAGGAACAATAGGGCTATTTCCCGACAATTCACTGCCTGATACATTCGTCATGCAGACATGATAAGTACCGGCAGGGAGGTTGCCGTCGCCCAATAAGAGCATGGGGCCAGGAGGTAGCGCCACACCCCAAGAAGAGAGGGCGTTAATCGAATGGTCGAAAACTCCCTGCCAGTAGGGATTAGATATATAAATCTTATCCTCTGCCTCGACATAAGAGAGTGGATATTTCGGACCGGATATAGAACCTATGTTTGAAGCAATTCCCTGTGAAACTCTATACAGGACGCCATCGGCCGCGCAAAGCATACAGGTCGTGCCCGCCCAAAGGCTATGAGCATTAGCCAGAGTAATAAAGAGAGTCTTGCCTTTACGGGCATTCAATTTTCCGGCTGTATCAACATCAGCGTTTAATATGACTTTGGGTTCGGCTATTCCTTTTTTGGAAAAGAACCGCTCGTCAACATTATTTGCTCCGGAAATGCCGTTAATATTAATTTCACCCATCACACGCTCCCGCGTCCTGAAATTCACCGGACCCGTAATATTGAGGTTCGGCATCAATACCGATAAAATCAATCAGCTCCATCATGGCCTCCATGAACTTGCCGGAATGAAACTTATAACCTACTCCCGTGTTGTCCTGGCCGTCCTCAATCATGTCCCCGAAAATCTCTTTGCAGACGTAATGCTTGATAAGTCTTTCTTGAAGGTGTTCCGGTAGGCCATCGGGAGTATCGCCGTCTAACGCCATATCTACGGGTTTACGATAGTAATGCAGCCCTAAAGTCTCGGCCACGGTAGGAATTCCCTGATAATAAAGATTAGAGCCCTTTACGGCGACTTTATAAACCGAACCTGTTTCAGTAAGTCGCTTATCGCTCAATTGCTTTAGAAACAGAGCGTAGGCGTAATAATCCCCGCCCTGTGGAGGAGCAATCTGATTGCCCGAGCTATCCAGGACCATAAACACCTTGCGTTGGTAATCAGTAGGTAAAGACACATGAGCTACTGTAGTAGTGGCAACCGTGGCATAATCGATTAAATCAGGCAAAGGCGGAGAAATAACCCTATCAGGCATCATAATCCCACCGGCAATAGCCAGAACCGCTTTATTGATGTTTTTGGTAATGGTCGGTATGTCCGTGTCTTGAATGATACTATCAATGGCGGACACCAGATCAGATAATGTTGCCATGCCAATATCCTTTTATGAAATCCCCTCCCCCGCAAGAGAGGGGATTTTTAAATTAAAACTTCTTTTAGGCTTCGCTTGCGGCCTGAGCTACTGACGCGTACTCGTCGTATTTGATGTGAAAATTCACAGTACCGGCAGCGCCAAGCAATGTAGCGTCGGCAACAATCTTAATGACTTTATAAGCCGCTGTGGAAGAATCCGGGTCAAATACAAGATCGCAATTGGTCGTATCGGGAACACCGTCCAGTGTCGCGCCTGCCGCAGTGTCGCCGGTCGGTGCGGTAATTGTATTGACGGCGGTAGTCGAACGGCTCAATATAATTGTTCCGGTGGCAACCATCGTGATATCCGATGTTACGCGAACGGCCTTGACGATACCTCTGCACGGCACGGGGATATAATGTGTTTCTCCCGCGTCTGCTATTTCCAATGAGAAAATTAAATCTTTCATGGTTAAACTCCTTATGTTTTATTTTTGTTACTTATAGGGTTAAGACAATGTCGCCTGAATCGGGAAAGGCGCATTGACATGGTCACTGCTTGTTACGCGGTTGCCAGCTGCAAGTTGAATATTGCATTTAACTGCAAGGGCGCCGCCGCCCGTACCGGAGCCATCATCTGCTGCATCGGAAATCAGGTTATTGTCCGTAACGATAAAGTCACCCGACGCATCATTAATGGTAAGTCCGGTTGCTCTGATTGTTACGCCTTTTATTCTGCTTCCCATAGCCGCCGCAGTCGCTTCCACAACATGAACCCCTACGGTGCCGACAATCAAACCACCCTTAATCTGGGTGTCGTGAATTGACGCGAGACCCTCAATAGAAATACCGACAGCAAAAATATTGGTCATTGATCCGACGGTGGGAACGATGTCGATGTCGATGAACCGAACATGGGCGCAATTGGTTATTTCAAACGCTTTGCCTGCGGAGCCACCTGTCTTTGCCGTTGCCGTGCATCCGATAAATTGCAGACCATGACATCCAGCCGGAGCAGAAAATAAATCTGCGGTTCCGTCAGCATCTTGGAATCCCATGTTGATAAATCTACATGCCGTAGCTTTCCCAGCTGTTGGCCGGGTTGCCGCAATTGCATGATTACCGATAATCCGAGGAAATGGATAAAGGTCAGAACCGCAACCAATAGTGTCGCATTTTTCTGGCAGAATCGTTAAATCTTCCTCAATGCCATCTCCGCAAACGTAAATATAATTACGTCTTGCCCACCAGCGATTAGCCGCAAGGCCGATACTGGCATTGCTGGCTGTCACTGCTTCGGCGTAAGTAGCAAATGGATGATCGGGTGATCCGCTACCTGTCGCTGCAACATTAAGATCAACATAGTATTTTCCCGCCTTAGGCCCCTGATAGTCATTGACCATCAGAAAATCGGATATAGGCCTTGATGCCGCCGGGCCACCAACCGATAAAATTCTTTCGCTCATTTTATTTTCCTTTCGCAGTCCTCAAATTACGACTGCTGAGATAAGGTTGCGGGGGTATTTCTACCCCCTGGGTTATTAATTTGATTTACCCTTACGCGAGTTTAGTTAGGTTGGTATGGAGGACGTGCATCTTCCGGTTTGTGCAAATCAAGTTCCCCATCCACCTGGTGTTCGCCGATATAACATCGGGCTGACCGAGCACTGCTTTATTAACCCATACCGGAGTAGTGAAATTAAACTCAGGATGTGCTTTCAGTGCCAAATAATTCAAATTAAGCGCGAAAAGCCATCCGTCGGGAACGCCAACGTCAGACACAATAGGCGCACCTTTATGCATGATATGTCTCCAGCCAGCCGTAACCATATCTGTGTTGGTGTTCACGTATCTCTGTTGCGGATGCAGGGACAATTCATATGCATCTTTCAGTGTAGGGGTGGTTACGCAGAAATTGGGCAGTTTTGAATCAACATCACCCATATTTGGTTCCCTGAATATATCCTGCATTGTCTCAAAGCAGATACTTGCCGCCGTTGTTATGACGTTGTTTTTCCAGTTCGCCATTGCCGAACAAGCAATTGCGCCGTATTCGACGCTTGTGGCCCCGACGACACCGGCAGCGGTAATATTGAATAAATCCAATAGACCGTTTATGCCGTTTCCGGTTCCCTTTGTCCCCAATACCTGTGACGCGAGATCAACGCGCGCCGACTCTTTGATGTTTTCCATGTACTGATTTGTCAGGGAAATAACAGCCGCAGCACCTGAATTTTTTACTTTGTCATCCAGGTTAAGCGTGTTCGACCCATAAGCGCCACCCCACCCAAAACGCGCAGCGTCAAGGATGTCAACCTTGGATTGATTAATAATTGTTGAAGCCCCATAGGTTCCATGGTTTGAATTTACGTATTTCAATGGAACTTTGATCAATGATCCGCCATCAACGGTTTCATGCGGCTGGACGATAAGGTTCTCTTCCTTGCCTGCTTTGCCGCACAATGCCCACAAAAGGGCAGATGCTGTATTGAAAATATCTTCCGGTACTACCGAGTTCCAGTAAACTGCGGTTGTTGCATTTAATTGATTTTCTAAACTCATGATAATATCTCCTTATACAAGGAGGGTTTATGCGTTATTGAAGCTTTACTAAGGCCGCTTCCATAGCAGCATCGCGCTCCTTGCCTGATAATCTTGTTATGTTGGTAGGTTTTCCCGGGGCTTGTCCCTTCGGAAGTACCTTGCCGGTTGCATCCTTGCCTTTATCCAAGGCGAGGATCTTCTTGATTTCCGCATTTTCCTGTGCGAATTGATTAGCTTGTGTTAAGGCGTTATCTCCCCGCAGTGCAAGGAACGCTGACATTTTGTCGTGCATACCGGTTTCGTCCTTGGCAATAAAATCATCAATCTGTGCCTGGACTTCCGGTGTTTTGAATTCGGGATATTTCTCGTTGAATTTACGGACGGCTTCTTTCTGATCTCTGATGGACAGTTCGTTTTGAAACTGTTGGCCGGCTACTTTTATCACCGCTTCTCTGTCTCGCGCTGATTTCAGGTCAGTCAATTGATCAACCAAGTCCGCCTGTCGTTCCTCAAATTTAGGATCATCATATTTCAGCGATCTTAATTCTTTGTGGACTGTCTTAATTTCCTTGTCATAATCAGGGGCATTGGTGTTATCGGCGGGCTTTGCCGGTGCGGTTCCTTTTCCCATGGCTTCTTTCGCCAGCTCAGCCACGGTTTTGAGTTGTGCTTTGGTCTCTCCCAGTTCATTTGCCTGCCTGTCTTTCAATCCCTTTAATTCACTGTGGCCTTTAATCAGTTCTGCAACTGATTTATAAGACGTGCCGGGGATAAAACCGTTCTCGTCTAACGTGACGGCGTTAGGGTCTGGAGCATCTGCGTCTGTTGCGTCCGCCTGATCGCCTACTGCCCCGCGCTGATTCATCAAAGGCTTTATTAAATTCAACAAAAATTCCATTGCGTTCCTCATCTTTCCATCTCCTTCTCAGGCTTAGGTTTGATTTCCGGTTGTCCTTTTCAGGCCGGATGAGCTAAGTTGTCCCGATTTGGTAAAACAAATAAAAAAAGCCCGAACTCCTGGCACATTGCTGTGTTATCCAAGAATTCGGGCTTATAATTTCTCTGTTAAGAGATTACTTCGTATCCGTTATGTAATTACTTAATTATTTCATGCTTTTTCCCTAGAATCGGTTAAATAATATGTATCTCCTAACCCACCTTGGTTAAGATTTAGTTCCACGCTTAAGACAAATCTACCACTTTTTTTTTCTGTTTGCAAGGAAATAATTTGCTTTTTCATTTTTTCCATGATTTGATTTAAGGTTTTTTGCTTATCTTCCATACTACCCCTTGCAAACAAGGTTGTTTTCTTTCAAATACCTCTCATGCTCACCACGGGAAGAAATATGTTGAGCACTATTGGGTAGAGTTTCTAAGGCAGAAGGAAGCCATTTAACATCATTGATACTATCGCACTTAATCGCTCCGAGACTGGGTATGCGCCGCGCCATGCTCCCGCACGTACATCTTACTTGCTTGGGTATGCTGTCCACTCTGTGAACTTTCTCAACAACTTTTTTACATCGTTTATTTTTACATTGATATTCATATATCGGCATGTTTATTCACCTCGTTGGGTTGAATGGGAACCATAATTTTTAAATCGACAACATGATAATGTCCGGCGAGAACGGTTTTACCGTATAAATCGGGACGCTCTTCATTTTTTAAAACATCATGAGTGTGTATGCCATCAAAAGACATGATATGTGCTTTTATTGGTGATAACGCATTATCTAACATTGTTAGTGTTATGTCTGCCATTTAATTACCTCCTTATGGCTCCTCCATTTAAGGAAATACATCCTAGCTAAAGGATAAATGTAATATTTTTTACTTCCTTTTATATAAAAATTTACTATTGCCCTTATAAAAACATGCTTAATTTTATAAAATAACATTAAACAACTCCATATTTTAATGACTTATATTTACTAAATACATCCAGCATTCCGCCTTTATATCTGTACCGCTTTCGCATTGGCCTGTTGGGTTGTTTGTAGAGACGACTGCATGACGAATTGTTGAATCTTTACCGCGTCTTCTTCCGGCAGTCCGGCATCAACCAGTATTTGCAGGGCCTGGGCAACCTGATTTTCGGCTGTCCGCTCTATTTCCTCTCTCCAATTCGGCATGTTTAGTGTTTCCAGCAAATAACGCTGTCCTACTGCCCGCTTGTCGTACAACTGCATAACCAATTCCTGCTGTTGCAGTGATGTTCTCGGTGTACTGGAACCGGCCTCAACAACATAATTGAACTTCTTTCCGGCGTATTGGACACCATAAAACGGTATTGTTTCATCGGCGACATTGACACTATCCGGTTTGGTTCCGAAGTTCTGATAAAGGCCTATCGCCCACCGGCTGCGGTTCTCGGCCAGCATATCAATCGCGGATGTTTTGGTCTGCATCAATACCTGATTGCGCTCCTGTAGAGCTACAATGGCCTGGGCCGCTATAACTCCATTGGGAGCAACGCCCCTATCGGCGTCCTCTATCTGATAAACCCGGTCGAAAAACCGAACCAGCAGGTTAAGAACCTCAAAGAAAGTTTGCGGAAGATTGGGAATAGACATGAATTCAATCCGGGCATTGGGAATTGACGGCATTAAAATAAGCCGTCCGGCCTTCTGGATGGAACTCTCGATCATTTCTTTGGTAATGCCGCAATTTTTCTGCACGATCAAAGGCGGAGTCATTACATTAATCACGTAGGCAATCAGTTTGGAGAAAATAAGGTTTATCTTATTGATTAAATCTCCCACCTGTTCAGCCGCGGCGAATCCCCAAACCGAAACGCCGTCTTTATAAGAATTCGCATGATAACAAGGCAGTCTTCCCCAGGGATAGGTATTGCAAGCTAACTCCGTCGGCAATTCAGGATTGATATTAGGATTCTCGCTATCATCCAGAACGACTATACCGCTCTTATTATCTTTAGCCTCGCTCTTGGCGATGGTTATCTTCCGTATTCCGTCACGGTAAACTGGTTTCTTGGTGGTTATTTGATTAATCAGGGGCTGTCCGGTCATTTCATCAATCGCTTGCTGGCCGGTATCTGGATTAATCAACGGTTTTTCTTCCGTCTTTGTAACGGTGCGGCCATCCCTCAGCCATACTTCAATAACAAGGCAGCGTTCCAATGACTTTGTGCTTTGCTCAGTCTTGCCTTTTACAGTCATGGGATCGGCATAATTGCCGATAGATTGCGTGACTCCATACCCCTGCGCCTTGTATTGCTCTCTTTCCGTGCCCATTAACTCGTAAGCTTCATCCTTGGCAATATCCGTCACGTTATAGAAACTCTCAACCTTGGAAACAAAATCAACATAGGCAAAGGAGACATAAGGAGCTTCTTCGTCAATTTTATCCCAACATCCGGGAGCGGGAAAGAATGAATAGGGATCGACAATATCAATATCGGGCCTGTCTTTGAGCTTATCCCAAAAGGGGCGCTCCGGCGTTACACCGTATATCTCCATTTGCCGCGCCGAGGCTCGTGTCTTAAGAAGCTGGTCCGTCTCTTTCCACCACTTCTTTAAAACCATACTGATAACTTTTTCGCTGTTATCGTCTTCGCTGCTTCCGTCCAGGTCAACTACTTCACCCACCGGATTACGCGCTGTTATATTGCATACCGTACGTTCGACATTGGCAAAATAGAGATTAATCGGCGTGGTTACTTTCTGGCTTGCTGAATATCCTTTGCGGCCGGAAATTTCCCTAGTTTGCTGTCCCCGATATAAAGCATAGTTATTCAGGAAATCTTTGGGCTTTCCCAGGCGTTCTTTTTCTATCCTCGCCGCTTCATGCAGCATAAACGCGAATTCGCCCACATCGGGATCACCTTTGGGCGGAACGTTTGATAGATTCCATTCTTGTTTCATGGTGTTTCTCCTTTACTGAACCGAATTACCCGGAAGGACAATGCCGGTCACTGCCTGATTGTAGGCACTGATAATATGTTCATCATTCACATCATAGTTAAGGAAATTCTTACCTATTTCAATGCCTTTTGGTTTCCCTCTCAGTTCTCCGATATGGATATGAACCATGCCGGGCTGTCCTTCAATCGGTGTTTCGATCAATAATCGAGGATTTTTGAGAGCATTCAAATCAACATGGCTGGCGCCCATTTTATCGCCAATAATTACCCCTGCCGGACTGTATATAATTCTGATCATGTTATTTCCTTTCCCTTTTGATATATTCTGCTATGGTTGCCTTTAATCATCAAAATCAAATATTATTTTTCGTTAAACCAAGATATTTTTATTTGGTGCCACGGTATAAATACATGATTGCCGTTGTCCATGTATTGAATTCCTGCTTGTGTATGCGGATGTTTATTGGAGTTTACGCGTCTTAGGGGCAATCCATGCCACACAAAAGAGTTTACTTCTCCTTTTAATGTTTCATATTGTATCGTAAATTCCGCATCGGGACGTCTTTGAGACATCTTATTTACCTCTCTTGTGCGACATCATATGACCGCTCAATTTCCTTTGGGTATCAAAGGACTTGCCGCAAGTGGGGCAGGCGAATGCCGCTTCGTCCAGTACTTTTTGCAAATTATCTCCATTATCTACAAAATGGTCGGTAGTAACGAACTGAACTTTATTATCGGGCACGGTATCGTCTACGATTACTTCCGCAGTCCCGTTTATCTTTATTTCTGACGGAAATTCCCTGGTGGCATTATCAATAGCTTCCGGGATAGCTACAACCGTACAGTTGGGTATATTATTCACCACTTCCACGCCCATTTCATTTAGGCTGCTCATCTGTTCTTTGTTGATTGATAGATTATCTTCCGTAGCTTCCTGCGGGAATAACATCCTGTAAATCTCTCCCGCATCCCTGATTGACACAATTACGTTTAGGAATCCTGAGGGAGCTAACACACCCTGACCACACAAAGGACAAACCATTTCAGCCGCCAAAGTGCCTGAAGTCATAAGCCAATCAATCTGCCAGGGTATAACCGAGCTAATCTTTTTCACCATTGCGCCGTTTGCTCTGATATTCGGATCGTATTTCTCTGTTGTCTCGAATCCTACCCGCTTACAATTCGGGCATTTTACTTTAAGTCCCGCTAAGTTCATCCTATCCCTCCCGTATTTCTATTGCTGAATTGCTGTAAAAATGAGTTTGTCTTTTCCAGTACTTCTTGCGGCGCTGCGGGAAATTCTTCATCGTTGGTGTCTGGAAGATGAAACACCTCGCCCTTTGGAACTCCACCCAGAAATTTCTCACCGGGAACTGCGTTTTTGGTCTTAAAAACCAGCCAGCCGCCTAAAAAGAAACAAATAATAGCCAGCAATACCCCGAAACCCATAGCACCAATAATCATCAGCACACCTTTAAACTCCGGCATTTATATTCCCTCCTCTACGACAAACATGTTATCATCAACCTGATCCATCCATGGCGTTGAGTGCAGCAGAGTATGGACCAGCCCTCCTATTGCCAAAATAGCGGGGTCGTCCCGCTTAAATTCGTTTTTCCTGTTCCTTAAGATTTCGTTTTTGCCAAAATAAAACCGTACTTTATTTTTCTCAGCCCCAGTTGAATAAAAAGACCGGCTGTAAATCTCAAATTTATCCGGCAAATAGAAGTCGAACGGCGGGGCGATTAAAATTGAGTTTCTATCATGTCCAATCTTCTTTTGAAGTTCTGAATTGAGAGAGGCTATGGTTGTGACAAAGGCCTCAGGGTCGCCGTACCAGGCGTTAAACAGAGACGGATGAAGCCCATATCCATAATCACACCGAAGTGCAGCCATTTTATACAAAAGGGTTGGCAGATTTTTACTTTCATCCTCCGCCAATAACTGAAACACGGCGTCCTGTGGTGGTTTTTCATCTTTTACGACTCCGACAATGGCTATATATCCCGGGCGCATGTCGTTTTTATCAGTCACTTCCGTAGGCCAGCCGACACAGCCGAATAAATCATAATATTGTTGACCTGTTTCTAGATTCTCATACCAGTATTGGCGCTCGACAAAGGGAACTCCAGTAATCCGGGCTTCCTCAACTCTTTGCTGATAGAGCATCCAATGCAGGGGCGGCGGTGTTAGTTTTTTAATCTTCATTCAGGAAAGTCCTCTGTTATCATGTCGGAGAAAAAGCCGCCTGTACCTGCAAATGTCATAGCCAGTGCGTCAAGATGATTGGGTGAACGCTTCAATACTTCCTTCATATCGTCTTTTTTCATCACTTCAATCTTGCCGGTATCGGTCGAATACGTGGGTACAGCCAATTCTTCGAGCAATTCCTCATTGGGCGGCAGCATGGCGGAAGGATCGGTTCGCAGCCATTCGCGGACAGCCCATAGCAATTGATCACGTTTCCGCTTAAAATCCCCTATTTCGCTTTTAAGAGTCGGCCTTTCGGCAACCTTTACGCCTAATGCTACTAATCCGGTTAACTGCATATGCGGTGCGACTCCAGAACCAACGCCGGTGGCATCAACATTCACGCAGGAAACTCCGGCATGTGATTTATACCAGTCAATCGCCCGTGAGCCGGTTTCAATCATATCCACGCCGCCCCATTTCGTGAATTCCGTAAGATAGCCGCCGTACCGTGCCACTGCAACATTCAGATCATCGCCCATTTCAGCGCAATCCAGGCCCATAATGCCCTTTGTTCCTGCGGGTGGTACGTCCCCATGCTCCAGAACATAAATATCGTAACGGGCGCGCGCGCGGGAAATCCATTCGCTTGAAATTAACTGATTGGTTCCTTGGGCCGGGTACTGTCCTAAAACCATGTAAGAGAATGCAGGATTTGTTATTTTGCGCGGTCCTGCTGGCAATGGCGGGTAATGTCCACCGCTTTTTTTCGGGGCTGAAACTCCAATCAGGTAATCAGGTAGGACAAACAAAGACTCTTTTTCTATCCGTTCGTCCGGGTGAGCCGGTCTGGTCCACTCGTTGATACGCCTTACTGTAGTCTCTCTATCCACCGCACCAGGGATAACGTCGCGCCCCTGAACCACGTTAGGATGGCGCAAGGCCGATAGATGAACTATCTTGGCAGTGTTATCCCGCTGCATCCTATAGACAGCTCCTGCCGCTTGCCTGGGGTTTAGCATGATTAATAATCGAACGTATCCGCCAGACATACAACTTTCAATTCCGGAATAAACATCATCGGGGATGGCGTCGCCTTCATCGAGAACGAAAAGCATGTGCTTCTGATGCTTGCCGGAAAACTTAGCCTCCCGTTCCTTGGCCGTTCCCTGGCTTGGAATTGATACACCGGTGATAAAATCCTCCGGTCCTCTCCGGATATCCATTGT